TAGTGTTCACTCCAGCAGTTGCAATCGTTGGCACGCGGAAGCCTTCCGAGTTGGGGCGCGCCCGCGCTGCGGCGTTGGCGCGACAACTGGTGAAAGACGAATTCACGGTTGTTTCCGGATTGGCGGAAGGTATCGACACTGTCGCTCATGAGGCAGCTATCGAAGCAGGCGGAAACACGATCGCCGTTATCGGCACACCGCTTGGGCAAGTGTATCCCAAAGCGAACTCAGATTTGCAGGATCTCATCGCGCGCGAATACCTTCTGATCAGCCAGGTACCTGTCGAGCGCTATGATGCACAAACCTTTAAGACAAACCGCTTCTTCTTCCCAGAACGTAATAAACTGATGTCAGCGCTGACTAAAGCGACTGTCATCGTGGAGGCCGGTGAAACCTCGGGAACTCTTGTGCAGGCAAGAGAGGCGTTAAGACAGAAGCGGAAGCTCTTCATCATGAATAGCTGTTTTGAGCGAGCTGACTTGACGTGGCCACGTCGTTTCGAAGAGCAGGGTGCTATCAGGGTGCACAACTATGACGATGTTCGACGCGAGTTGGTCACCGAAGCTCCGGAAGATCGGGGAGCTTGAGCGCGGAGATCACTACCATCTAACCGATGGCGACGACTGCTATTTTTTGGGTGAATATACTGCGCGTGCGGGATCTCAGCACAGTTCTACCAATCAGATTATCGCCAACATTAAGAAGAAACCGTCTGTCAGACTGACTCCGCAATGGCAGTACAAGACTCGCGATATGGCTAGGGTGGCTTCCGCACTTGGCGCTGCTCTAAATCAGAATGTACTTCCGAGCATCACGTTCGTGCCAATTCCTCCTTCGAAACATCGCACGGATCCCGAGTATGATGACAGGATGACTGTTATCGCGAAAGGTATTCGTTCGGGGGTGGACGTTCGAGAAATGATCTCGTCTTGTGCGACACGAAAAGCATTGCACGAGAGCGACACGAGATTGCGACCTGAAGAACTCGAGGAACTGCTTGAGTTGAATGAAGCTGTTTGCGCTCCACCACCTAGTCGGATCGTATTGCTCGATGATGTCATTACGACCGGTTCGAGCTTCAAGGCATGCAGCAACATTCTTCGTAGAAAATTTCCCGAAGTCTCGATAGCGGGCGTGTTTGTCGCTCGAAGGATTTTTGATTACTCAGGTGACTTTGAGGTTGTCGACGTGAGTGACTTTTAGTCATGTCTTGTATGCTGTAGCCTAAGATGTCGATATACGATCTCAATCGGTTTGTGAAAGCGCAAGAACCAGTCATTGCTGCGGTTCTTCGGGAGCTTCGCGCCGGACGGAAAGAGACCCACTGGATGTGGTTTGTATTCCCACAGCTTCGTGGTCTTGGTCGGTCACCCATGGCTCAGCGCTACGGCATCGGAAATCTGGAAGAGGCGCGGGCCTATCTGGGTCATGCGATTTTGGGTCCGAGGTTGAAGGAGTGCACCGAGGCCGTCCTTGTTGTCACTGGCAGGACGCTGCACGAGATCTTCGGGTCACCTGACGACGTGAAGTTCTGCTCTTCCATGACACTCTTCGCGTTGGCCAACGGCAGTGACAAACCGTTTCGCGAAGCCCTGGTCCGTTACTGCGATGGGCAGCAGGATGCTGCAACGCTTAAGCTTCTGGGCGTTCGTTCCCCGCGGTGACTGTGGAGTTCGTAGTTGCGACCGGTGCCCGAGTGATGCTGGCAACTAACTTACAAAGAAAATGGTTGTTTACTTGAAAGAAAGTGTTGACGTCGAATCTGGATGTGATAGAAGTTCCGTTATTGAAGGCTCGATGAAGTGTCTGGATGCAGGACCTTCTCGTTCCGACGGCCTCAGCGCCGCTTGAATTCACGGGTCCTTCCCAAAGGGAAAGAATAGCGGGGGCGCTCAGCGCAGGCTTTCGCTAGCGCCAGAGTTTCCACTTGGGGTCCCGGTTTCCAGTTTCCACATCGCGCATCAGCCGAACATCATCATTCGAACAGGCCCCGTGTTGCGGGGCCTTTTTGCGTTTCAAGCATTCATCGCCGCCGGTGAATGTGCGTGGAAACCTGGGTTGCGCTCGTCCTCCCGGTCGCGTCCAGGTTTCCACCTCCAGATTCCAGCACGAGGTTTCCATGATCCCCGAGAGCTACGGCATCGAGCGCGTAGATGTTTCCGCGCTGACCAGCTTCTCCGGAAACCCGCGAACGCATTCGGATGCCCAGGTCGATCAGATCGCGGCCAGCATCCGGGAGTTCGGCTGGACCAATCCGATCCTCATCGACGCGGACGGTGTGATCATCGCCGGCCACGGTCGTCTGGCCGCGGCCGCGAAGCTTGGTCTCAATCAGGTACCGGTGATCCGGCTGGGGCATCTCTCCGACGCCCAGCGCAAGGCGCTCGTCATTGCCGACAACCAGCTGGCGCTCAACGCCGGGTGGGACGATGCTGCGCTCTCCAGTCTCATTCAGGAACTGGATACCGAGAAGTTCGACCTCGAGCTGCTGGGGTTCCTCTCCGAAGACCTCGATCGGTATCTGGCCGGCTATGCCGAGAATGCCGAATTGGAGACGGAGGAGGGTGAGCTTCCAGAGGTTCCGGTCATCCCGACCACTCGCCCCGGCGATCTGTGGATCCTGGGCGATCATCGATTGCTGTGCGGCGATGCCACGGTGGTGACCGACGTCGAGCGCCTGATGGGCGGGCAGCTGGCTGACATGAGCTTCTGCGACGCACCGTATAACGTGGACTACGCCAACGCTGCCAAGAATAAGTCGATCGCCAAGGACCGACGCATCCTGAACGATGCCTTGGGCAAGGAATTCTACCAGTTTCTCTACGATACTTGCGTCAATCTGCTCCTGGTGACGAAGGGTGCATGCTACATGAGCATGAGTTCATCTGAACTCGACACGCTCCAACGCGCTTTCAAGGACGCCGGAGGAAAATGGTCCACCTTCATCATCTGGGCGAAGAACACCTTCACGCTGGGCCGGGCTGACTACCAGCGACAGTATGAGCCGATACTGTACGGCTGGAAAGATGGTGGGGAACACTATTGGTGCGGTGCTAGAGACCAAGGGGATGTCTGGTTCATTGACAAGCCTCGAGTCAACGACTTGCACCCCACCATGAAGCCAATCGAGCTGGTTGAGCGAGCGATCCGCAATTCCTCGAAAAGCCGAGATATCGTGCTGGATCTGTTTGGCGGCTCGGGCACAACGCTCATTGCCGCGGAGCGTTCCGGGCGCTCTGCGCGATTGATGGAGCTCGACCCCAAGTATGTGGATGTAATCGTCCTGCGCTGGCAGCAGGTTACCGGGCGCAACGCCATTTGTGCGGAGAACCAGGAAACCTTTGAGAAGCTCGCTTCGGAACGGAGCGGTGAACGTTGAGCAAGCAGCTTAGCCTTCTCGGAGAGGACGGCCCCCAGTGTGGGAGAACTCGCGAGAACTTATCGCTATCAGGGTTCCGGGCATATTCTATCAAGACTGTGGTGTGCGGTCACGTCATTTTGAGGATGCGCGGTTCGACTTAGCTCTCAAGACCATGCTGGAGCTCGAGGATGAGCAAGCAAGTGCGGAAGAGAGCTGAAGGTGCAGACCAGGTTCATGTCACTTGTAGAGGCAACCGCCAACATCATGGTGGGCTACGGGGTGGCGGTACTGGCCCAACTTGCGGTGTTTCCGTTCTTCGGGCTGCGGACGTCCTTCAACGAGAACTTGATCATCGGGGCAATCTTCACGGTCATCTCACTTGTTCGGAGCTTCACGCTCCGCCGCCTGTTCAACCGCTTCCATTCGGCGTAAAAGAAGGTGTCCTCCCAGACTGAAAAGGCCGCCGTTCTTCCGGCGGCCCCCTTGTTGATTTGAAAGCCGGTTCAGGCCAGCCGGTAGACCCGACCACTCGTTTCGTCTTTCTCTGATGTGATGGTGAGGCCCAGCTTCTTCTTGAGGGCGCCCGCCATGGCGCCGCGCACCGTGTGGGGTTGCCATCCGGTTGCCTCGACGATCTCGGCAAGCGTGGCGCCGCCGGGTCGCTTGAGGAGTTCGATCATCAAGGCCTGCTTGGTGCCCTCGCGCGTCTTGCGTTCGGTGGAGACTGTCGTTACCTCAGGATTCGGGGCCTTCGTCTTCTTCGGTTCGACTTCGATGCCGATGGCGGCAAAGCCTGCGTCGGTGATGACCAGGGTGAGGATCTGACCTTCGTCGTTCTCGCGCCAGATGGGATCGTTCATTTTGCGATTGGCCTTCACTTCCTTGAGGAGGCCCTTGTCGACCAGTGCGTTGACCACCTTGTGGGCCGCTCCTCCCTTCAGGCTCTTGGGTAGAGGCAGGGCGAAGTGGTCGGTGCGCTGCGAGGCGGCGCTGAGAATGACGGCCTGGGTATCGGTGAGTTTCGTCATGGGGATGGCTCCTTGGATCAGCGGAGCGGCGGGATGCCGACTCCTATGACCCTGAGCCCCGCACTTGAAGCAGGGCGGCAGGAGTAGGCAGAGGCAAGCGCCTATTCGGCGTGCTCGCCTTCGTGGAATGCGGCGTCTGTGACGCGGCGCAGCTGGCTTGCATAGAATTCGAGGTTACCGACGTGGCCCCAGTGAAGGGTGTCGGGGTCGGCGTTGAAGTGATCGGCGCTTAAGCTTGCAAGGCGCTCCAGCATCGTGTCGATCTCGGCCTTCTTCGTCATGAATGCGGCCAGTGCCTTACTGTTGTCTTTGGGGGTCGGCATCGCTTGGTGTCCGTGTTTTCTGCGTTGATCGGACATTTGCTCTACGTGCCGGCCTTATCCAGTCGATTGTGAGCAATGTGATTGCTATTCGAGGGGGCTCATAATCGTGGGAGTATCAATCCGCGCTTATGCCGCCCATCGGGGCGTCAGCCACACCAGTGTGCGCAAGGCGATTGCCTCCGGACGCCTCACGCCAGAGCCGGACGGGACGATTGATCTGGTGAAGGCCGACCGCGCCTGGGTCCGCAATGCCGACCCGTCCAAGGCCCGAGGTGCACAGGCCCTGAAACCGGTGCCGGAGGCGGCGGTTGGTGCGGTGAAAGACACGCTGTCGGAGGCGGGGGCGCCCGTCATCGGCGGCATGAGCTACCTCCACGCCAAGACGGCAGAGAAGGTTCTCACCGTGCAGTTGCTCCGCGAGAAGCTTCGCCGCGAGAAGGGCGAAGTGGTCGAGCGGGACTATGCCATCGAGCAGGGGTTCTCCTTTGCACGACGGCTCCGGGACCAGTGGCTCGGCTGGCCGGCCCGTGTGTCGGCGCTGATGGCAGCAGAGCTCGGGGTCGATCCCCACAAACTGGAGGCGCTGTTATCTGAGCAAGTGCGCGAGCAACTTCAGGCGTCGGCGACCGACGAGCTTCGCCTGCATGAGCGCTCACCTTGAGCTCCGGTTTCAAGGTTGGAGTCTCCAACCTTGAATTTTCCCATGACGGTGGACAATGGCTGGTGACTATTCCGGCAACGCCGCCTTCCTGAGGAGCCTCACCGACGGCCTGACGCCCGATCCGCTGATGACGGTGGCGGAATGGGCCGACAATTACCGGATCCTGTCGGGCCGGGCGGCAGCTGAAGCCGGCAAATATCGAACATCTCGCACGCCCTACATGCGCGAGATCATGGAGAACCTCTCGCCCTCGAGCCCCGTCGAGCGGATCGTCTTCATGAAGGCAGCGCAGACCGGGGCCACGGAGGCCGGCAACAACTTCATCGGTTTCGTCATCCACCAGGCACCGGGGCCCATCCTGGCGGTCCAGCCCACGGTGGAACTGGCGAAGCGCAATTCGCAGCAGCGCATCGACCCGCTGATTGATGACAGCGAGGCGCTCCGGAGGATCGTGGCGCCGGCGAGAAGCAGGGATAGCGGCAATACGGTTCTGGCAAAGCGCTTCCCCGGCGGTCAACTGGTGCTGACCGGCGCCAACAGCGCCACGGGGCTTCGCTCGATGCCGGCACGCTACGTGTTCCTCGACGAAGTTGATGCCTATCCGGGCGATGTCGATGGGGAAGGGGATCCGATTGCCCTTGCAGAAGCGCGTACCGCGACCTTCGGGCATCGCAAGAAGCTGTTTCTGGTGTCGACACCGACCATCAAGGGCCTGTCGCGCATCGAGCGGGAGTACGAAGCCTCCGATCAGCGGCGCTATTTCGTGCCGTGTCCCCACTGCGGCGCGATGCAGTGGTTGCAGTTCGAGCGGCTGCGCTGGGAGAAGGGGACGCCGGAGAGTACCCACTACCTCTGTGAGCACTGTGACGCAGAAATCGCCGAGGCCGCCAAGACCGAGATGATGGCGAAGGGCGAATGGCGTTCCACGGCCGAAGGGAATGACCCTCGTACCCGCGGCTATCACCTCTCCGCACTCTATTCGCCAGTTGGCTGGACCAGCTGGGCGGGAATTGCCCGAAGCTGGGAGGACGCCCAGCACAATGATGCTGCCCTCAAGACGGCCAAGAACGTATTGTTGGGCGAGACCTGGATGGAGTCCGGTGAAGCGCCCGATTGGCAGAGGCTTTACGACCGCCGTGAGCGCTGGACGCCGGGTACGGTGCCGGAGAAGGCGCTGTTCCTGACTGCCGGTGCCGACGTCCAGAAGGATCGCATCGAAATCGACGTCTGGGGCTGGGGCAGAGGCCTTGAAAGCTGGCTTATCGATCACATCGTCATCGAAGGGGGACCTGATCGTCCGGCAGCATGGGCGGATTTGACCACTCTCTGCGCCAGGACCTGGCGTCATGCATGCGGCACGCAGATGCGGATCGTCCGTTTGGGCGTCGATACCGGCTACGAGGCGCCTGCCGTCTATGGCTGGGCGCGCGGCCAGGGCTTCGACCAGGTGGCACCCCTGAAGGGTGTCGACGGCTTCAACCGTCTGAGTCCAGTCTCAGGCCCCACCTACGTTGATATGACGGCAGGCGGAAAGCGCATCCGGCGTGGTGTCAGGCTCTGGACGGTGGCGGTCTCGACCTTCAAGTCGGAAACCTATCGCTTCCTGCGCCTCGAGCGTCCGACGGACGAGGAGATTACAGCGGGTGTCCCGCATCCGCCCGGTACTATCCACCTGCCAGCCTGGGCCGAAAGCGAATGGTGCAAGCAGTTCGTCGCCGAGCAACTGGTGACGGTGAAGACCAAGCGCGGTTTCCAGCGTCTCGAATGGCAGAAGCTCCGCGAGCGCAACGAGGCGCTGGACTGCCGGAGCTATGCGAGGGCCGCGGCCTGGATTGCCGGCATCGATCGCTGGGGTGAGGATCGCTGGGAGGCATTGGAGACGGAATTGCGGGATGGAGCAGGTGTATCGCGCACGAGCGATCGTACTCCCTCCCAGAAACAGAATACGCGCCCCGTTTCCGGAGCGCGTGATGGGAACTGGATCGGCCGCAGGCGCGGCTGGATCAAGTAGCTGTCAAACTCAAGCCTTGTTCTTCAGCATGTAGACGTAGGCCTTCGAAATTCCGAGTTCCTTGGCGATTGCCTCGGCGGACTTCTTGGCCGTGAAGGCGGCGATCACCGTCTTTCGCAGCTTGGCGACGTCGGCTGCGTTGCGTCGAGTAGCTTTGCGGGCTGCCGTCTTCTTTGCTGGTTTTTTGGCCTTCACCGATTTGACGGCGCTGGCCTTCTTCGTCTTCTTGACTGAAGTACCGGCCTTGACCGCAGACTTCTTCTTCACCTTCTTTGCCATGCTCAATA